GGATCCCCTGACACCCCGAAGGCTGCCCGGACGTTCGCCAAGAGGTCAACGTTCGGGTCGCTGTTCCTGGGCATGTTCGGGCAGATCGCCTACCACCTGCTCAACGCCGCGCATGTGGTTCATGCGCCCTGGGAGATCACCACGGCGGTCTCCTGCTTACCGGTCATAACGCTGGGGTTCGCAGCCGCACTGATCCACCTGCTCCACCTGGGGCACGAGGACGAAGCGGAAACACAACTGCCCCAGCGGACCCACCCGGCTGATCCCGTTGCCGGGCCGTCGCCCGAAACGCTGGCACGTGTACAGGAGAGCCTGCCGACCGTGGCGTCACCCCGGCCAGTACCGTTCGTGGAGCCAGCCGACCGGCTGACGCCACGGCTGGAGCGGACGCTGGCACAGAAGCCACCGTGGGAGGACGACGAGAACTGGACGCGGCCTTCTCCCCCGCATGATGCTCCACCGGCCGACCAGGAGCCCGCCACCGAGATCTCCAACCAGGTCATGGGGACGGTTCAGGTGCGCAGCCCGCTGTCCCGGCTCGACCGGAAGATACCGGTGGACGAGCGCGTGACGGGCAGCTTCCCTGCCATCAAGGACTAGCACTGCCCAGCACTGCCTAGCTTGACCGAGGACTGGCGCTCCGCTATGGTCCTTTCACCCGCATCGATCTGTATTTCAACTAGGAGGTTGTTTTGAGGGGATTTTCGCGTCGAGTAGTACTGGCAGGGGCCGCTGCCGTCGCCACCGTGGCCATCAGTACCGGGAGCGCCCTCGCGGCTACCGCGTCGTCCAGCCCGGCTCCGTTGCCCGGCCACCCGGTCGCTGGGTGCGTCAACGGCAAGGCCAACCGCACGGTGTCGCAGGTCTACACGTCCAAGGTCCCGGCCTGCCCGAAGGGCTCGTTCAGCTTCTCGGCCGCGTCCGAGGGCCAGCTCGGCACCGTCAACACCCAGGTCCAGCAGAACGCCAGCGCCATCGCGGGCCTCCAGGGCGTGGGCAAGTCCGCCGTCGCGGACCTGGCCCCGGGAAGCATCGCGACCGGCGGGAGCTTCGTGGCCAAGGCCACACAGGTCGGCACCCTCACGCTCAAGGCGGGCACCTACCTGCTGAGCCTCAACGCCAAGGCCACCCCGCCGTCCGGTGGGACGGGCACGGCGCAGGTGTTCCCCGAGTTCTTCGTCTACAACCAGGCGGCGAACGCGGCGTTCACGGGTGACCTGCTCAACCTGGGCAGCGGGGCGCTGGAGAGCGGTTCCTTCGCCACGATCGACAGCTACTACACCGGCACGGGCGTGATCACCCTCCCGGCGACCACGACGCTGCACGTCTACGCCTTCGGGTACGACAGCGACACGGGCGCTGGCAGCTACCAGCTCGACGCGGGCAGCATCGTCACCGCTGTCGCCCTGGCGAGCTAGCCGGAAACGCAGAACCCCCCGTCGCCCTGAGTGGGTGGCGGGGGGTTCTGCTTGGTACTAGTTGGTGCGAGCGACCACCACGGACTGGTCGGTGATCAGGCCCAGGCCCCAGATGGAGTACCAGGCCAGGCCGTGCTCACGGCCATAGTCCAGGATGCCCGCGTCCCGCAGCTCGACCGGCAGGGAGATCGCGTGGCCGAACGCGTTGTCCCCGATGAAGATCGAGTCGTAGTACAGCGCGCTGCCCGCAGCGGCACCGATGTTCGAGGCCAGGTCGTTCCACACCTGCGTGGTCTCGATGCAGACGATGTCGTTCAGACGCCCGATCTCGCCCAGCATGAAGTTGCCCGGGGAGGCGTACTTCTGGATCTCGATCCAGGACGGGTCGTCGCGGAGCTGGCGGCTCTGGTGCGGGTGCAGGAAGCCGACGTAGCTGTCGCCCAGACGGGGCACGTTCTTGGTGGCCAGGGTCTCGGCCACGTCCTTGAGCACCGACTCGGTCATCGCGTAGTTGCCAGCGGCGAGCTGGCTGTTCGCGGTGGCGGGCACGCCGTGGTCGTACGGCGACAGCGGGGTCCGCACGGCCGAGGCCAGCGCGGGCTTGTTGTAGCCGTAGATCAGCGAGGTCGCCTGGCGCAGGGTGTCCCGGGCGGAACCGTCCAGGTACAGGGCCATGTTGCGGCCCAGCAGACGCGCGGCCGAGGCCATCACGTCATCGAAGGACGCGTTCAGCAGCAGCTCGGTCACCGCGATGGCGAAGCCCTGCTCGGCCACGGAGATGTCGAACTGTGAAGCGGTCAGCGCGACCGGCTCCAGGCGGACACCTTCCACGAGCTGCGAGGCAGCCGGGAGGTTGTTGTACCGCATGAAGTGGATCGTGAGACCCGGCTGCACGCCCAGCTCGGTCTTCTTGACGGCGAACTGCTCGAAGCGCAGCGTCGGCATCGCCATGAAGAGGATTTCCTTGGACCAGAGCTGCTGGACCGCTGGGGAGAGCTGGCTGTTGTTGCCGCTGCCGTAGGCGGTCGGGGACGCAGATAAGAAGCTGGTCCCGGTGATCGAAGATCCTGCCATCTGTCTTCCTTAGATGAGTTCTGGACTTTGGCAGCGGCAGCAGCCCTGCCCACATCACGAGTATAGAACACAGAACCTGGAACGTATGAATGGGGCGACTAGGGAGAGCCTGCCGCCCCACCCGGCTACGCCCTGAAGAGGCCCTGGTTGTTCGTCCCGCCCATCCCGAGCCGCTGCCGAAGCTGCGCGTACTCGGCCATGCCCATGCCCTGGATGTCCTCGGGGCCGAGCTGCCGCTCGCCCGGGGTATCCATCGGCCCGACGCCGTTTGTCCCGGCGGCCGGTGCCACACCAGGCATCCCCGCACGCTGGCGGACGCCCGCAGCCTTCATGTTCTCCACGATCTGCGCGGTCTTGGCCTTCACCCGCTCGATCGACGCCTCGACCTCTGCCTCGGTGTTGCCGCCGACGAAGTCCAGCAGCTCGGGAGCGATCTCGTCCTGCTCCTCGTTGACGCGCCGCTGCGTGTACGCCTGGAGCCGGGTGAAGTCCAGCTCCTTCTCCATCAGCGCGACCCGCTGCTGGTTGTCCTGCTCGATCTGCGCCATCCGGGCCTCGAACTCGGCGTTCCGCCGCTCGATCAGCTCCTTGGCGCTCAGCTCAGCCTCTTCGGCCTTCTTGCGCTCGGCCTCGATCGCGGCCAGCCGGTCGGCCTCGGTCTTCTCCTGCTTCCGCTGGAACGCGCGCAGCTCCTTCAGCTCGGCGTCCATGGCCTTGGTGCGCTCGTCGGCCTTGCTGATGGTCGGGTAGAGCTTGTCCTTCTCCTGCTGGCGGGCGCGCTCGATCGCCGCGTTCAGCTCTTCCTCCGTGAAGAACCGCGACGTGCCCTGCGGCTCGCTGGTCTGGCCTTCTGGTAAGTCAGGCATGAGTCATCCTTCGTGAGTTCTCCGAGTAAGCCCCGTGGTTATGGCGTGTCTTTCGACAACACAGATTCTAGCAAGCGGAAGCTCAAACGTTAGTTCGGCGGCTCGTCCACCTCGTGCTCGATGACGATGATGGTGCCGCCCGGACCCTCGCGGGTCTCCCAGTTGATGGGACCGTCCTCGTGTGCGCGGGCGAACCTCGACATGTCCTTCTTGGTGGTGATCTCGGTGACCCGGTCCATCACGATCCCTAGTCGTTGCTGTTCTTGTCCACGATCCGGCGCTGCGGCAGCTTGGTTCCGGCCGCCTGGACGACGAGATCCTTGATCGTCTGCATCCCCATGTCGCCCATCGCGGTGCCGAGGTCACCGATGCCCGGCAGGCTCGGGAGCGCGGGACCCTGGACGCCCGGCTTGGTTTCCTTGGTCTGCGTAGTCGTCGTGCCGTCCGGCTTGCGGGTCTTGGTCTCGGTGTTCTCCGCGCCCTGGACGGGCTCCCCGGCATCCTGCGGAACGATGCCCGTGAGCGCGATGATGGCGGCATCGACCTGGGCGTTGACGACCCGCTTGGCGGCGGTCATCTTGAGGTCGTCCACCTGCTCCAGCCACAGCTCCTGGAGCTTCTCGTCGGGGAACTGCTCGCCCAGAACCTTGAGCGCGCCCTTCTTGGACTCCAGCTCCAGCATGAGCTTGGCCTGGATCTCGTTGAGGAGGACCAGCTCGTCCTGCGGCAGGGGCGGCGGGAAGATGACGTCGATGTCGTAGACCTGCGGGTCCAGCGGGTCAACCTGGGGCGGCTGGTCATCCCGCATGATGCCGTCCGTGCTCGGGTCGTAGACCGTCGTCTCGGGCTCGAACGTGAACAGGGTCTGTAACGCGAGCTGGCTGATCTTCCGGAAGCCGTTGCCGTACTGGGTCTTCTTCAGGTTGTACTTCAGCATCGTGGGGAAGTACTGGATCGCGAGCGCCACCCCGCTGGTGTTCGAGATCTGCTGCTCCTGCCCGAGCGCGGTCTGCGGGACGCCGGTCATCTCGTGCATCCACAGCTTGAGCCGGTCCAGGAAGTCCAGCGCCGAGGGGACACCCTCGAAGCCGCCGACCAGGTTCGAGACCTGGGCGTCCTTCTGGGGCAGCGCCCAGATCTTGTTCGCGCCCTTCTCCAGGTTGGACGCCTTCGCCCCGGTGATGATCGTCACGGGCGCGGTGTGGTAGTTGATGATGTCGAGGATGTCGGTCGCGACCTCGTTGAACGTCCTGTTCAGCGGGATGATGTCGATGACGTCGGACAGCCCCCACGGGCTCGCGGCGACCGGCTTGTTCGCGATGTGAACGACGGGGATCACGCCCAGCGGGTTGGCCCGCCGGTCGATCAGCTCATCGTTGATGTACTCCTCGATGTACTGGTCAGTGATGATCTCGACGTAGGTGTTGACGGTCCTGGTGCCCTCCGGGCTCGTGGACCAGAAGCGGTACTTGAGCTTGAACCGGATCATCCGGTCCTTGTCGTGCGGGTGCCACTCGGGGAACGCGAAGCTCGGGTTGATCGGTAAGATCCGGACCCGGCCGGGCATGATCTCGCCCGTGGCCGCGTTCTGGAACGGTGGCTCGTAGGCGACCTTGACGAAGCAGTCCCCGTAGACGCTGCCGATGTTGCCCATCATCCACAGCAGCTCGTCCTTGCGGTTGTCCTGGTCCCAGATCTTGTCGAGCAGCGCGGGCGTGATGTGGGTGAACTCGGCATCCACGCCGAACTGGACGCTCTTGCTGAAGGTGAAGTTCGTGAGGAAGTCACTGAAGGTCGAGACGTAGTTGGCGGTGAGCTGGGGCTCGCCCGGCGGCCTGCGGTACGCCCAGTGGTGGCCGAGGTAGAACGCTGCGGCGTTGGCGTACCGGGTTAAGCGGGGACCGTGGACCTCGAACTCTTCATCGGCAAGCTCGATCAGACCTAACGGCGACACCGCGATCGTCAGGTCACTGCCTGCCGCCCGGACGGACGGCGAGATGAAGTCGAGAGCCATAGCCCGTCCCGAGTAGTCGCCTTGTGAGTTCAAGCTCCAGTTTAGCCTGTCCCTGACCGGTGCGTGCGTTGTACCTTCTGTGTACTAGCTACGACATGGAGGGAACAGCATGGAGGACTTCTTCACGTTCGTCATCGGTCTCATCGTGGTCATCGCCGTCGATGTCGCCATCGGCCTGGCCGCCGCCCAGATCGCCGTCTTCGGGCTCTCGGAGATGCACGTCAACACCGGCCTGCTCGGGCCGTGGCTCCTCGGCGTAGCGATCGGTATCATCGTCAGCGCCAACACCCACAAGAGCAAGAGCTGATGGGGCGCTCACTGAGCACGAAGCTGGTCTACGGATACGACCTCGGCGGCGAGAGCGACGACGACGGCTGGAAGTTCAACAACAAGCCCGTGGTCTACAGTGCGGGCACGCCGTACGAGTACACGGTGCAGACCACCGAGTGGCCCGCGTGGGTCCACCTGGACGGCGACGAGGAGAACCCCGGCGACTTCATCGACCAGGCCGGTGACCGGCTGGTCCGCGAGATCGCCAAGTTCACCGAGGAGTGGACGTCAGGCGACCCCGGCTACTTCGAGCGGAGGAACGCGGCGAAGAAGGCGTCCGGGCTCGACATCCTGGACTTCGAGCTGTACGGGGTCTCGGAGTACACGGCGTGGGTGTTCGGCGTGGACCTCGGTGGCGACTACGCCATCCATCCGGTGGACGTCACGAAGCTGCTGCCCGTCGAGCTGGCCAAGTACGACAAGCTCCTGCGCCGGGCGCTCGAAGCCCTGGAGATCAAGCCGACCGGGCAGCCCGTGCCACGCCTGATGTCCCTGGCGAGCTACTTCTAGGACGTGCCGCGTAAGCGGGGGTCGATGTTGCCGAAACGGGGGCCGCGTGCCTGCTGATAGCTAGCGGGCATGCGGCCCCTGCTGGCCTCGTAGTCGTAGCCTGAGTGCGTGCCGGGCGCAGCCTGGTCCGCGTAGTTCTCAGCGTGGGCCTCCAGCGTGCCCCGGCCCTCCGGGGTCGCCATGTAGCCGCTGAACTGCTGCTGGTTCATGTGCTGGCTGACCGCGTGCCCGATCTCGTGCGTGACTCTGCGCCGGTACTGTGACTCGGCCCCCGGGCCAACGCGCGCCACGCCAGCCGGATCGGCTACGTGCATGCTCCGGTCGCCCGGGTAGTACATCGCGCCCGCGCCGGGCCGGATCTTCTTCGAGCCGACGTGGATGCTCGATAACGCCCCGACGTGCTCGACGGGCACCTGGGTCTGGGATAAGTGCCCGGCCAGGGCGCTGCGGTGATCCGGGTGCATCTGGAAGCCGCTGAGAGCGCTCATCCACTCGTCGGCGGACGCCATCAGAACACCTCGCCCTTGGGGCGGGTGTCGGTCTGCTGCTTGCCCTGGCGGTCGTACTGGTAGTCGGCCTGGTCGGTGTCCGAGTAGCCGAAGTTCGCGGTCTCATCCGCGCCCTTGGCGTCGTACTCGGCGGCCTTGTCGTAGTCGTCATCGGGCTCGCGGCGGAACTGGACGGGGTGCAGGATGTCGGGGGCGCTCACAGCGGGTTCCCGTGCCGATCGACCTCGTGCGTCACGCGGAGGTTGCCGGTGGTCCGGTACGCTCCCCCGCCGTAGTTCTTGTAGTTCGGGTCCGGGCTGTTCTTGGTCACCGGCCTGCCGGTCTTGGTCTCGGGCTGCACCGCGTAGATGTGGCCCTCGCCCTCCTGGCCCGCGTAGATGCCCATGTCGCCCAGGAGGCTGTGGTCGCCATAGTGGAGGTGCTTGTCCTGCCACCCGCGCGCCAGGCGCTGCTCGTAGCCCTCCCGGCCGTACTTGGCCACGTTCGCGCCCTCGACCGTGAGCACGTCGCCCGGGTTGAACTTGGTCTTCGTGCCGTGGATGAACTGGCCCGGGGATAAGTGATCACTCGCGGCCACTGTCGGCCCCCGTCATGAAGTTCAGGTACTCGCCCATCGAGCTGAAGTCCGTGCCCCCGGCCTGGCGCGTCCGGTGGCGCTGGACGGCAGCCGTGCGGATCTGGCGGTTGACGTCGCCCTTGCGGTACTCCGGGGCCGCGTTGCGCAGCCGCGTGTTCGCAGCCCGGAGTCCGTCACGATCCAGAGGGGACTGGTGCAGGAGGTCCCATTCGTGGTCGTCCGCTACGCTCGGGCGGCGCTCGTTGTAGAACTCCACGACGACTCCTAGTGGTGCCACTCCGCAGCGTTGTGCGCGAACTCGGCCTTCTTGTCCATGGCCTTGCTGTAGTTGCCCGGGTCGGCCAGGATGTGGGACGCGAACGCCTGGACACCCTCGTGGTGCCTCAGCGCGGCATCGGTGAAGGTCCCGCGCCGAGACTCCTTGATGTGGATCGGGTCCTGCGCAGCCATGGACTAGTCCAGAACCTGGGCCGGGTTGCGCCGCTCGTAACGGCCACCCGAGCGGTCCACCTGGATGTAGTTGCACTCGGCCTCGTTACCGGAGCCCCCGGCGAACGCACCCAGGTAGGTCGGGGCCTCGACCCACGCCGCGCTGCCCACGTGGACGCGCTCGCGCATGGTCTCTTCGGGGTACTTCTCGTAGACGTTGGCGTTGTGCCCACGGGGGCCGGTGGCGTAGCCCTGCCGCATGCCGTTGACGAACTCGTACGGGATGTCGGTGTCGGTGGCCAGGCCCTCTTCGAACCGCAGCGGCCCGCGCCCGCCGGGCGCATCCGGGGCCATCTTGCGCTCGTAGACCGAGGACTGCACAGACGGAGGTAACGCCGTTGGAGCCAGCGGGCTCCGGTTCTGCATGTCAGCCATGTCACTTCTCCTGAGTAGGAACTTCTCTATTGTACGAGGAGCGAGCCTCATGATGGTGACGGTTGCACCACGGGGTGCCGTCCACGGTGTGCCGGGCGATCCGCAAGCAGCGGCGGTCGTGGCAGTTGTGGTGGCGGTAGAACACGTACGGGAGCAGCAGCGAGCTGAGCCTGAACTGCGTTCCGACGCCGGACCAGAAGTCGTACCAGGGTGATTGCTGCGTGTCGATCCCGAGGATGTGCAGGATGAAATGGCCCACTGCGCTCCCCCGGTTAGCCCGTGCCCGCAACCGTGTAGGTCGGGGTTCCGGCCGAGATCAGCTTGACCGTGGTGCCCGGGTTGGCCATCTGACCGGCCAGCGACTCCATCGGGGTCACAGTCCCGGGGCTCGCCGGGCTGTCCGCCGTGTTGCCGCCGCCGAACTGGTTCGCGCCATCCGGAATCACCCGCGAGGACGGGAACCAGAGGGGCAGGCCGTTCGCGAGAACCGCCGAGGCACCTGCCGCGATGGCAACGCCGGAACCGGCCCCAGAGGCGGCCGGGGTCGAGCCGTCCGCCGTCGCGTTGATCGTGCCGGTTCCGGTGTTCTCCACCAGGACGTACCCGTACCGGTCAGCGAACGTCACGGTGTCTACCGTGCTCGCCACCAGCGTGTTGGAGTACGTGGAGACACCGGCAGAGACGCTTGCGCCTGCCATGATTGCCTCCTGTTAGACGGACCAGGTCCAGGTCGGGGCCACGGAGTAGGTGATGCCGATGACGCCGCCCGGGGGCACGGTGTAGGTCCCGTCAGCGGTGCCGACCTGGGTGGCCTGTGCGTAGGTCTGGTTAGCGGAGCCGACCTTCACGACGGTCAGCGTGCCGGATGCGACCACGACGGTGGCGACCAGGTTGGTCGGGTTCGCCGCCACAACGCCGGACGCGGGGACCGCAGGAGCGTTCACGGTAGCGCCGCCGATGTTCGCCGGGAGCGTGCGGCCACCAGGACCGGTCGCGTCGGCGTAGCCCGGGTTGGCCAGGATCGACGTGCTGTACGAGCCGCTGTTCTCGCCGCCGACGTTCTCGGCACCCGGAGGGTTGGGGAAGCCAGCGCCGGTCTGACCGGGGCCGTACACGGTTCCGGTGTTGCCCGCCTGACCGTAGCCAGGGGCATCCGGGCCAGCTTCCCCGGCAGAGCCGTTGCCCTGGACGTCCCAGCCGGGAACGAGGTTCATGTCCGGCGTGGGCTGAGCGAAGATTGCCATGGGTGCTACCTCACTGGCTACGTGGAGTCTGTCCGTTCCATGATAGCTGTTCTAGCTCCCGTGTTGTGCACTAGAAGAGGAACGCCGGGAAGAGGCTGGGGATCAGCGGCGTGCCTGCCGGGCCGATGTACCCCGACGTTGACATCCCGAGATCGTCCATCCAGAACGTGTAGCTGGCCTCGGATGACGGGTTGCCGATGTCTACCCGGTTGATCGTGCCTCCCGTGTTCACGGTGGCCGTGCTCGTGACCGTCTCGTCGGGGGCAACCTCGTCCATCGAGCTGGTGAACATCTTGCATTCGATCTGGCCGACTGACGGGTCACCGATGAAGAAGCCTTCGAGGCGGAACCACTGATTAAGCGGCACAACCGACGTCGAGAACTTGACGCCGCCGCCTGTGGCGTTGAGCAGCGCGACGTGACCTGTCGAGTCGAGGGCGACGTCGGCGCGCGTCGTCGTGCCGCTGCGCACGCCGACTATCCGTAGCTGATGCGTGCTGTAGGCGGTCAGGTAGAGATAGATGCGGAACCACGCCTGGGTCACGGGAACTGCGGGCGCGGTGAGCGAGTTCGTCCACTCAATGATGGAGTTCGCGGAGCTGCTGCCGACGAGCACCTTGTACGACTGGCTGCCGTGCGCGGCGCGGGTGTTGTCGAACGTCAGCCCCGCGCCGGTCCCGATGTTGACTGCGTCGAACCGGCTGCCCGCCAACCCGCCAGAGTTGGTGATCGAGACCGTGGTGCCGCTGCTGACGCCCTCGGCACTGTTCGTGAGGAGCACGCCGGGCGGGCCGCCCACCGGGCCGATATAGCCGATGGGTGACGCGGCGAGATCGTCCATCCAGAACGGGCCACTGTTGGCCGAAGAGTTGTTCTGGCCGAACCAGTATTGAGTAAGCGCGCCGGTCGTGTTAAGTCCGGTGAAAGTGTGCGTCTCGACTGCGTCGGTCGAGTCCATCGACGTGTAGAGGCTGGCGCTGACCGCCCCGGCCGAGGCGTCACCAGTGATGAAGCCCTCGATCCGGACCCACTGATTAAGCGGTACGGGGGTAGTGAAAGCCCCGGCACCGTTGAACGCTGGCGAGTAAGACAGCGAGAGCGTCGTGCCATTGATCAGCACCGATGCGGCGTGTGACGCGCCGGATCGTGCCACGAAAGGCCGGAATGCTGAGGGGGTGGCCGCCGTGGTGAGGTACACGTACATCCGGAAATAGACAGTTGTCAGGGTGCCGAACGACGCGTTCCACTCGGCTAAGGCCGTCGTTACGGTCGCCCCGGTGGAGACCTTGTACGAGAGGCCGCCGTGCGCCGCAAAAGTGTTGTCATACGTGAGGCTGGCTGCCCCGCCGATAGAGATGTTGTCCCAGGGGTTGCCTGACGCGCCGCCGCTATTGCCCGGGGTGACCGTGGTGCCGCTGGTCCCGCCCTCGGCATTGTTGCTGAGCGCCACGATGCCGGTCGCGGCCAGGGAGGGCTTCGGCAGGGCGACCGAGCCGGTGCCGATGATCGCCCCGGCGGGCGTTTGGCTGCCGGTCCCGGCCACGGAGGGCTTCGGCAGGGAGACCGCGCCAGCTCCGCTTATCGTCTCTGTGCCACTCGCCGCGACCTTCGGCTTCGGCAGGGCCACGGAGCCGGTACCGGAGATCGTCTCTGTGCCACTCCCGGCCACACTGGGCTTCGGCAGGGCGACCGAGCCGGTACCGGAGATCGTTTCAGTACCGGTAGCCGCCAGGGAGGGCTTGGGGAGGGCTACAGAGCCAGCACCGCTGATCGTTTCAGTACCTGCCGCCACCAGGCGGGGCTTTGGCAGCGCTACGGAACCCGTCCCGGCGATCGTCTCTGCGCCGCTTGCCGCCAGGCTGGGCTTTGGAAGTGCTACGGAGCCGGTGCCGCTTATCGTCTCCGTGCCACTGCCAGCCAGGGAGGGCTTCGGCAGGGCGACCGAGCCGGTGCCGCTTATCGTTTGGGTGCCGCTTGCCGCCACGCTGGGCTTGGGGAGGGTAACCGAGCCGGTGCCGCTTATCGTTTCGGTTCCGGTTGCCGCCACGCTGGGCTTGGGCAGCGCTACGGAGCCGGTACCTGTGACGGGCGTGCCTGCCGTGACCGGCCCCAGCCACCCGGTAGCCGAGAGCCCGATGTCATCGTGGTAGGGCGAAGCCCAGGTCTGCAA